GAAGTCTTTCAAGCCCGACTTGCAGGCGGAGGACAAATCGAAGGAGTAGATTTTACAGCTACACCTTTTAGAATGGGTCGATCATTATTTAACAAATGCGTTGGTTTACTTGGTTCATATATGGACACCGAAAGCATGTGTCAATAAATGCCACCATCCACAATTCTTTCATCCGTTAGACAACCACTTGCAACCGCTTTAGCAGGTGTTGCTGGAAATGTTTATGCTTATGTGCCAGAGTCAGTCATTCCACCTGCCGTTGTAGTTGTGCCTGATAGCCCATATTTAGAAATAGAAACAATTGGCAAAAGCCGAATAAGAACTAGAATTAATATGACCATTACAGCTGTGGTTGCTTACAATAGTAATCCAGCATCACTCGATAATATCGAGCAATTAATCATGAGCATTCTGGCAGTTATCCCGAATGGATATATTGTCGGAGAGGTCGAAAGACCAACTGTAACCACTATTGGTGCATCAACAATGTTGATCGCTGATATAAGAGTTTCAACCTACTACGAACAAACAATCTAAGGAGTCAAAGTGCCTACCACAGTAATTACGGGCAGAGATGTTACCTTCACAATCGGTGGTAACACTTTCGATGCTCAAGCAACAAGCGCAATCCTAACTGGAACAACCAACCGCCAAACTTACGAAACTTTAGACGGCAAAGCCTATAAAGTTATTGACAATGATTTCACACTAGCTGTTGAAATGTTGGCAGACTGGGGTGTAGCAGGATCTCTATGTGAGATTCTATGGACTGCATCAGAGTCAGCACCAAACACAGGTATCAACACAGTATTCACAGCTGCATCTGGCGCAGTATTTACTTTTCAGGTGCTACCAACATGGCCATCAGCTGGTGGTGCAGGAAATGATGCACAGACAGTTTCTTTAACATTCCAAGTTATTGGAGTGCCAGCAGAAAACTTCGCTTAACAATTAGAAACGGGAGCACTAATGAAACTACCAATCACAATTGAATACAGCTCAGGCGAACAAGCAACTTATATTGCCCAACCGCCTGAGTGGCAAAAATGGGAAAAATCAACTGGAAACACAATCGGCCAAGCTCAAGAAAAAATGGGAATATCTGATTTAATGTTTTTGGCATACCATGCACATAAAAGAGAAGCTGCTGGTAAAGCAGTCAAATCTTTTGAAACTTGGTGTGAAACAGTTACTGATGTAATTGTTGGTGATGCAAACCCAAAAGCCACCCAGCAGGAAGCCTAAATCGCTTATTGGTTCAACTGGCAATAGCCACAAAGATTCCAATGAGTGAATGGGTTGATGCAGATGACATTATGACAGCATTAGAGATATTGGAGCAGAGGAATGGCAAGTGAAGCAATCGCTTACAATCGCTCTGACTTGCGCGATATTCTTAAGGCTTTCAAAGCAATGGATGACCAAGCAACAGAGGAAGCAAGAAGTCAATCTGCTGCTTTGGCGTATTTCGCATCAGAGGAAATTAAACAAGCTGCTGCAACAAGAACAAAGTCTGGCAAAGCAGCGCAAAGAGTCGCGGACGGCGTTAGGATCTCAAAGTCATCTAAGATCGGTGAGTTCAGATATGGATTCGCAAGTCAGAAATTTTCAGGTGGTGCTACTACACAAACCTTATGGGGTGGCCTTGAGTTTGGTTCAAATAAATTCAAACAATTCCCTACATATAGTGGAAGGCAGGGTCGTGGATCTCGCGGATGGTTCATTTATCCAACCCTTCGCAGAATTCAGCCTGAATTAATTAATAAATGGGAAGCAGCATTCGATCGAATTCTTAAGGAGTGGGGATAATGGCAACCGGTAATCGCACACTCAAACTCTCAATCCTTGCCGATGTCGATGAGTTAAAGAAAAGTCTTAAAACCGGCGAAACCGAAGTAAAAGGATTTTCTGACAAAATTGGTGATTTTGGAAAGAAGGCTGCTGCTGCATTTGCCGTAGCCGCTGCTGCCGCTGCTGCCTATGCCACCAAATTAGCCGTTGATGGGGTCAAGGCTGCAATAGAGGATGAACAGGCACAGTTAAGGCTAGCGAGCGCATTACGAAGCGCTACAGGGGCTACAGATGCCCAAATACAGGCTACTGAGGATTACATAAGCCAAACTTCGTTAGCGGTAGGAATTGCTGATGATGCTTTAAGACCAGCATTCCAAAGATTATCTGTTGCAACTGGCGATGTAACTAAATCTCAACAATTATTGAATTTAGCAATTGATATTTCAAAGGGAACTGGCAAGGATTTAGGTCAAGTAACTGAAGCCCTATCTAAAGCCTATGGTGGTCAAGATACTCAATTGGCAAGACTTGGTATTGGTATTACATCAACGCAAGCCAAGCAATTATCATTTCGTGAGGAAACAGAATTACTTTCAAACCTTTATGGTGGAGCTGCTAGCCGTAATGCTGAAACCTTTCAAGGTCGTATCGATCGATTAAAAGTAGGATTTGAGGAAGCCAAAGAAGCTGTTGGAGTTGCGTTATTACCAGTTATTGAAAGATTAATTGGATTTATATTTGAGTATGGCACACCTATAGTTGATAAGTTTACAGATGCGTTTAGAATTATTAAAGATGCTATTGACAGAAATAGAGAGTCATTTAATGAGTTTTGGGTATTGTTAAAAGATAGAGTCTTTCCTATATTGCAAACAGTATTTGGATTTTTACTTGATGTTGGTGCTAAGGCAGCAGCAGCAATAATTGATGCTTTTGGAAAAATAGCAGGAGCAATAACTCCAGTATTAAATTTTATTATTGATGCAATCAATTTGGTTATTAAAGGATTAAATGCAGTTCGTGGATCAGATATTTCTTTAATTGGTAAAATTGGTTCATCAAGTGCTGGTGGATTTAGTGGTGGTGGCTTTGCAGGATTAGGCGCAGCTGGAGCAGGTGTAAGCGGTGGTTCAAGCGGTGGTGGTTCAGCCGGTGGCTTTGCAGGATTAGGCACAGCTGGAGCAGGTGTAAGCGGTGCAGGTGGAATTGGTGGAGCTGCTGGCGCAACTAGCCTAAAAGATTTAGCAGATAAATTATTAAAAGTCCAAGATCAATTTACAGATTTAACATTCCAAGTTGCGACAGGTGGAATAAGTAAGTCAGCTGCACAAAGACAATTTGATGCTTTAGAAGCACAATTTAGAGTGCTAGAAAAACAAGGCAACACATTGGCAGCCAATCCAAACATAATTATCAATGTATCAGGTGCAATAGATCCTGAGGGAACTGCTAGAGCTGTTGCAAATCAATTAAATAGTCAAGCAGCCCGAAGCGTTACTGCATTGAGAGATCGTGTTAACTAATGTCAGATTTTACGCCTGACTGGAAATTAACTGTCGGTGGTGTTGATTACACTAATATCGCTATTTCTGATGTTCAGCATCAGGCTGGCAGATCAGACATTTATCAGCAACCGCTTCCATCATATTGTCAAATAACCTTAGTTGCATTAAATGGTCAAACATTACCTTTTGACATAAATGACAGTTTAGATTTACAGGTCAAAGATAGTTCAAATACTTATGTAAATTTATTTGGTGGCGATCTTACGGATGTAACAGTTCAAGTCAGAAATACTGGTGCAGCAGCCACAGTTATTGAATACACATTATTGGCGATGGGTTCACTTGCTAAATTAACCAAAGAAATTTGGGATGACAACATTCCGCAAGACGAGGATGGCAACCAAATCTATAACATTTTATCAAGCGTATTACTTGGAACTTGGAATGATGTGCCAGCAGCTTCACAATGGTCAACTTATGATGCAACAGAAACTTGGGCAAATGCAGTTAATTTAGGATTAGGCGAAATAGATACTCCTGGTCTTTACACAATGCAACACCAACCAACTACAATCGATACGATTTACAACATTGTTTCAGATATTGCTAACTCAGCATTTAGTTATATTTATGAGGAAAACAATGGCGATATTGGATATGCAGATGCTGACCACAGACAAAACTATCTTTTAACAAATGGTTATGTTGAATTAGATGCTGGTCATGCTTTAGGTGGTGGCCTTTCAACTGTTATGCGTTCAGCAGATGTGCGAAATGATATTTATATCAATTATGGCAATAATTACAATTCACAGAAAACAGCTAGTGATGCCGCATCAATTGCGCTTTATGGCTACAAAGCCGAAACGATCAATTCTAGGATTCATGGAGCTGTCGATGCTCAGGCAATCGCCGATCGCTATATTGCTCAAAGAGCTTATCCAAGACCATCATTTCAATCCATAATTTTTCCGATAACTAACCCTGAAATCGACAACGCTGATCGTGATGACTTGCTGGGTGTATTTATGGGAATGCCAGTCAATATCAAAAACCTGCCAACTCAAATATCCAATGGCGAGTTTGAGGGTTATGTTGAGGGCTGGTCATGGAGCACAAGATTTAATGAACTATTTTTTACAATCAATGTTACGCCTTTTTAATATAGCCAAGTGGCGATGCGTTGGAATACTGTGCCAATTGGCGAGCGTTGGAATACCTTATCCACAACATTAACATGGGAATACGCTACAATCGTATCCTGAGAATAGGACAAAATGGCAACCACTACTAATTACGGATGGACAACACCAGACG